AAACGCATTAACAGCATTGAGAGCAATGTGGACATCAGCACCGTCAGCATTACAAGGAGTTGAAGCAAGAGACAAAGCGTTTTATGTTTCGAGAACTTTATATGATGATTATTTAACAACATTAGAGGACCTAGGAAATGCAGAGGGTTATTCAACATTAGTTGACGGACTTGTCAGAGTTTATTTCAGAGGTGTTGAAATTATTCCAATGTATAGTTGGGACACAGCGGCAACACAAGTTGGGACAGCTGACGACATCAGAGCGTGTTATGTTGCAAAACAAAATCTTGCAGTTGGGACAGACACTAACGACCCACAAGGAGAAATGAAAATGTTTTATGATGACCTTACAGAGAAAGTTTATGTAAGAAGTTATTTCAAAATGGGTGTTCAATTTCTACATGACAGCATGGTTCAAATTGGATATTAATTATTAACTATTAAAAACATAAAAAAATGGCATTAACAACAGGACATAACGTAATTTGTTGCGATAGAAACAGACGAGGTGGGTTGAAAGCGATTCACCTTGCAAACACGGACGACATAACGTCTTTCACATTAGACGCTACAGCGGGTTCACATGGTTACACAACAGTGACAATGGTCGGAGCCGCAGTATTTTTCAAATGGGAATTTGACAGAGGGACAGCAGGATTCACAGCTTCCGCAACAAGAGAAAATGGGTCAACAATGATTGACGTTTCTCTTGAATTATATATTCCAAAAGTTACAGGCGAAGTTAATCACGATTTGATGGAGTTGGTTACAAGTTGTGGAATGACGGCAATTGTTGAAAGTTACGCTGACGATTGTGAAACACCCGCAGTGACTTATATGTTCGTTCTAGGTTGGGACGAAATATTTGAGGAAACAGCTTACATGGAGTTTACATCAGGTGAGGAAGCGACGGGCGTTGCATTACAAGACGCAAACGGAACAGCAATAACAATCACAACTCAACAAGGAGAATATCCAAGAGCATTCACGGGGGTAATTCCTGTATAATAGTTGATTTGATTGTTGTAAAACCTGACGGAAGTTTACTTTATTAACATTAAAAAGCGAATATCTTTGAAAGGTGTTCGCTTTTTTATTTGATTAAATAAGTATTTTTGAAAAAAAATAATAAAATGGAATTAAAATTAAAAAAGCACATTTTGAATTCACAATCGTTTCGTTATGAAATTAACGGGGTTTTGAAAAAATTTGTTGTCAGAACAATAACACAAAAAGATTTGCAGCAATTAGACGACGCAGGTTGTGATTTTGTTGTCGGAGACAATAAAAAAATAAAAGTTAAAAAATCAAAATCAAATGAAACGAAAACAGACGACAGCGCAAACGATTAAGAAAGCCGCGTCAAAGTTGGGTTTCGCAAAGTTTGACATTATAAATTTGGCGGTTCCCGAAAGAATTGATGAGGTTACAAATATGCAAAGAATTAACACTCCTTATATTCCATTCGGTGTGGACAATTTATTCCCTCAATTTTTAGCAGAAATCAAAAGAAAATCACCAACACATCGGGCAATTTTAGGTCAGAAAAAAATTCTTTCAATTGGTCAAGAGTTTCATTCCGAAAATGAAATGTTGGTCAACTTTTTGGAAAATGTAAATATTGACGAAAGTTTGCGTGAAGTTTATGCAAGTGTGATTGACGATTATTATTGTTTCGGGAATTCTTATTTGCAAATCGTTAAACACAAAACAGGAATAAATTTATATCACATTGACGCAACCAAATGTCGAGTTTCAAAAGACCAAGAGTTTGTTTACATTCACCCAGATTGGACACAATATCAAGCAACAAAAAAAGACCAAGTTGTTATTCCTATTTATCCAAATTTTGAAAACAACACCTCAATTCTGCATTTCAAAGATTATGAACCGACATTCAGTTATTATGGATTGCCAGATTTTGTGGCGGCGTTGGAATGGATTGGTATTGACAACCATTTGCAGAAATATAATTTAACAAAATTTGAGAATAATTTTACGCCAAGTTGTATTGTTGAAATCAATGGAGACATGGGTGAAATGGAAGCGGAAGAGCTCGTCAAAGAAGCACAACAAAAATGGACAGGTGAGGGAAATAATTCAAAAATTTTATTCCTTGTTAAAAATGGAGACACATCACCCGCCAACATAACAATGTTGAATGATAGTTCTGACGGCTCGTTTATGGATTTACAAAAATTGACGTCTCAAAACATTATAACTGCACATCGTTGGCAACCAGCAATGTCAGGAATTGTTTCGGCGGGAAAATTAAATTCAACAGGTGCAGAAATTCGAGTTGCTTGGGAAATGGTTATGGGAACAATAATAAAAGACGTTGAGGGGTTAGTGTTAAATAAAATAAAAAAAATTATTACACAGTTAACAGCAATTGACACGTCAGATTTACAAATTGTTTACGAACCACCAATTTCATTTTTATCGGACATCACTCCATCGAGTGTTTTGACGATAAATGAACAACGTGAATTGCTTGGTTTTGAATTTAAGGAAAACGGGGACATTTTATTAACTAATAAAACAACAAAATAATATGGCAATTGTAGAAAATTACATGGCGGACGCACCTTTTATGACAGCCGCAGAAGTTATAACGTTTGCGTTCACAAATAAAAACACCGACACATCTTTAATTTCGTCAGAGGTTCGAAAACTTGCAGAGGTTGCACATATTATGGACCCAATTGGACGTGATTTTTACATTCATTTGAAAGACGCGTTTGATGGTGGAACAGAAACCGCAGAAGAAACAACATTGATGTCAGATTGGATAAAACCAACATTGGCGTGGTTCACACGTTTTGAATTAATTGTTGAAATTCAACATCAATCCACATCGTCAGGAATTGTCCACAACATTCCTGAATTTGCAAACGTGGTGAGTTCTGACGAATTAAATGTTTACAAACAAGACACATATCGTAAAGGGAAAGTGATGTTGGAACAAATGATTAAATTTTTAGACAAAAATTATACCGAATTTCCTGAATATGCAGACGCAACCGATGTTGATTTATTATGTAATAAAAACAAAATTGTGTCAAAGACACATGGAATGATTATTTATTAAAATTATGCCGATTCCAACACCAACAAAAGACGAGACAAAATCAAAATTCATCACACGTTGTATTGATGACAATGTGATGTCAACTGAATATTCAAATATAACTCAACGCATTGCGATATGTCAATCACAATGGGACAATAAAGACAAAAAACAAACTAAAAAAGAAAAAAAAGATGAGTAATTTACACAAAGATTTGGCAAACGACCAAATTCACAATCCAAAGAATTTTGACGCAGCGGCGATTGGAACAATATTGTCAAAAAACGCTTCTGGTCTTTTGGAATGGATAACGGATTCGGGCGCCGCGAGTGGAAAATTTGTGTCAACCCACAAAAAAGGTTATGGAAACCTCACGGGAACAAACACCTTTTGTCAGGCGGCGCCAAGCGGGAACAACGAGCATAAATACACAGTTGACTTGGGTGCGGCACCAACAACAATTCCACCAAAAGACGCAGTGGGAGGGTCTTGGTATAGTGTAACAGAGTCCGAGACACCAACTGAATGGACGGGACATATTGGAGGTGCGGCGGGTGTGAGTGTAAATTTAGAGTTGTGGAGGGTTTTTTGGAATCCTTGCCAATCAACGGGGGCAAATATGGACATGTGTTTAATGGCAACAACGGGAGACCTTGCATTAACAGGAAATAACAACCCTTTGTGTTTTCAGGTGTCGAGTTTTAATTTAGCATGTCCACAGGAGCCAACCCCTAAATGTATTTATTTAATAACGGCGCGACTCACGGCAATTAACGGCAGTTTTTATTTTGACAGCACAATAAAATTTACGAATGATTAATTTTTAATAAATAAAAAAATGAATGAAATAATATCACGAATTTGTCCAATGACAATCATGCTTAATGTGGGTGCAATTGGAATTTCAATGACAGATTTGGAAATGGGTTTGAAATTGGCGTCCTATAGCGCAGCACTAATTTGGACACTTGTTAAAATAACAAAAG